ATAAACTTGCATCTTCCATACCTGCTACTCTTAGTTTTACAATATTAGTTATCTGCCATTGTTTCTGATCTAGTGCTTTTAACACACCTAACCATTTGTTACGCATAAGTGCAAATTCGTTTATAATTTTTTCATAATCACATACATCTTGTTCGCCATCAACATACTTTTCTACATCTCGGCTTGATAATGCTCTTTGATAATTTTCAAGATATTTTTTGAAAAAAGAACTGCGTAGTTTACGCAGTTCAATGTTTAAGAATTCTAATATGGCTTCAATTTCTTGTAACTGATTAAATCTATGCTCGACAATACCTGGCATCATTGATGCTTGTTTTTCAACATTACCGTGTAACTTACATTCTTGTTTTGCTTGAACTAGTTCAGTTTCAAAGTATTGTATAGCAGAAGGAATTTGTGATATATCTCTGCTTACTTGGCTGTACCAACCCATTATTCATCCCAATCGTCGTCATCGTTATCGTCGTCTAACTCTAAGTAATATTGAATTGCAGCATCAAGTGTTTTATCACCGCCTAACATTTCTTGCAACTGAATATCCGAAACTCCGTAATCAATAAGAGTATCTACATATCTTTCTGCTGCTAATTCAATATGCTTTTTATCCAAATATTCTTTAAACAAGTTCCATAGATCAGAAACAAATTCTTCATTCATTCTCAGCTAACTCCTCGTTATGATCAATCACAACTTCTTCGTCGGTTGCGTTAGCGATATTTACCATTTGTGCTTCTTTTGCCGGTAAATCGGCCATAATCATTTCGAGTAGTTCACCTGTCCAGTTTTTACGATATTCTAGTGTTTCATTTCCTTCGCTATCAACATACTTGTAGCGATTACCTTGTTTTTCAAGCAGTCCTTTTGCTTCAAGCAAATCAAACATGCCTGAATATGGATCCATTCCTGTTTCATAAGGAATCTTCACTTGTACTGCTTCAAACGGTTTAGCGTAACGTGTTTTCATAACCTTACACGCTGCTCTAATACCGTGTACTTGTGATGTTTTGTTGCCGTCTGCATCTTCTTTTAGTTTCAGCTTTTTCATTGCTACAACCATTGAACTTGCATACACAAAGCCACTACCACCTGAAATCTTATCATCTGGATCAAACATATCCTGCGATGCATAAGTGTGGTTAGTAACACACATACCAACATTGTAACTACCAAACATATTTACGCAGTTAGTAACCAATGCCTTCAGTGCTTTTGCCTTACGACCCATATCACCCTTCATATCACCTGCTTCAAACTGATTTACTTCAGTTGGTGACATAAGCATACCTAATGAGTCAACAACAAACAATACTTTAGGACGATCTTCTTCGTTCATTGATTTATAATCATCCATAAATGTGCTAATAGTTTTAGCAACATCGTCAATCATTGCCATGTTAAGTTTTAGTAGTTTGCTGTCATCGCAGTCAACACCTAATGCTTCTAGCCATGTTTGATCTAGTGCGTTTTCTGAGTCAATAAGCACCACAAAGATGCCTTGCTCTTGTGCTGACTTTACAATATTACCAGACACAATGTAAGACTTGCCTGCGCCTGATTCGCCTGCAAACACGCTTACTTTACCTAGCGGAATACCTTTGCGGAAATCACCACTTAGCAGATAGTTAAGTGCATAGTTGCCTGTGCTGATCCAATCTTGTGGATCATTAAAGCCTGCACTCATACCTTTAATAGATTTTGTTAATGAGTTTCGAAACTTTGAAGGATCGAATGCTTTAGTAGCCATACATATCTCCTATTCTAAAAAGCAAAGGAAAGGGCCGAAGCCCTTTCTATTATTGTCCTTGACGAGCACGAATCATCGCTAGGATGTCTTGTGCGCCGCCGCCGGCGTTTTCTGCTGGTGCTGCTTCAGCTGCTACTTCCTCATTTGATTTAAAAGGAATATCATCTTCAACTGCTGCTGGTGCAGGTGCAGGTGCTGCTGGTTGTGGAGCAGGTGTCGGAGCAGGTGCTGTGTTTGGATCACCTGTACGTGCTGCCATACCTGCAGGACGGAAGTAATTACTCCAACGCTCTGCATCATATGCTTCACCGTCAACACTTGCTTCAAACATTTCAGTAAGAACTTTAAGTTCTACTTCGCCTGGCTTTTTAGGAAGGAAATCATTTAGATTAAACAACCCGTGTGTGTTCACTGCTGCCATCTCTGCATCACCTAGTGGACGCTCTCTACGTGCCCAATTACTTGCGCCGTAATCTGCATAACCACCTTTTGAACCTTTAGCAAGACGGAAGTCTACACCAGCAGTATAATCTGTTGGCAGTTCTTCCATATCTGGGTCCATTAGTGCTGCTTTGATTAGTTGGAAGATTTGCGGACCAATAATAAATCTACGAATAGGATTTTCTGGTTGTGAATCTTCTTTCAATGGATCATCTACAACAAAACCTTGGAAGATATAACTACGTTTCTTCCAATACTTACGACCCATATCTTCTAAACTTGGATCTTTAAACCAGCCACGTACTTCTTGCAAGATTGGGCAAGATTCGCCATACATTTCCATGCATGGTACTTGTACTTGTACTGGACGTGAGTCAGTTTCGCCTTTTACACCAGCAAATGGAAGTTTAATCATCAAACGCTCTTTCCAAAAGAAAGTGTTTGAATCATCGCCGTCAGGCAAGAAGCGCAGGGTTGCCTGATCGCCTTCTTTCATATTCCAAAATGGGTAAATTGCGTTATCGCCGCCTGTGTTGCCACCGCTTGAACGATTTTCTTGTTCTTTGAGCTTTGCTCTAATTTCTGCTAATGATGCCATAGTTATGCCTCCTTATATTGCCTATGTTCTATGTGCCTTTAGTGTGCAGCACAATTACTATACTACACAATGTTATTTATCTTGTCAACTATTTTTTTGACAATATTTTCAAATGGTTAGCCGATTATCTTAAACCGGCTAACTCTTGAATTCTGTTTAAATTTTGTGACTCGCCTAAACCTGCATCTTGCATTGCTTGTGTAGACATCGGTCCTAATTGGTTTGTAGTTTGTATTTCTCCATTTCTTTGTAAAACTGCATATTTGCCTGGAGATCTTAATTTTCCTGCATTTACAAAAATAACACTTCCGCTTTGAGTATCCAATATAGCATCACCATATTGTGGATGTTTTATTTTTTGGAAGCCATTGCCTAAATCTTGTCCGCCTTGCGCACTACCTGCTGCTGGCTGTGCTTGTCCGCCTTGTGCGCTGCCCAATGCCTGCTGTGCTTTTTGTAAAACTTCTTCTTGATTACCTTGTTGAAATTGGTTAACTTTAGTACGGTTGCTCGGAACATTAGGATCAAATCCCATAATTTGATCTGCATCTAACCCAGAGTCTTTAAGAAGTCCATGTATACTAACTGCTACGTTGCCACCTCTTTGTTGAATACGTCTGAATTGAGATTCAAAGTCTCCGGCACCTGCTTCATCTAAATTAACTTGTCCTAGTTTTTTCTGTTGATATTTTTCGTATACTTGACCTAGACGTTCTATGAACTGACTTGCTGGTTTGACGTATTGATCGCCATAGTCTTTTTCTACACTGGTCAATACTGCTGTTTCGCCTTTTGGAAACTGGCCTGTTTGTCTATCAAAGTAACTTAGTATAAACTCGCCTAATGGTGTTTTGTCTTTTTCAATTACAATATCATCTTCGTCTGAATCTGGATGATCTATTTTGTCGCCTTTTTTAGCGCCATTCATTTTTGCTTGTCTTACAGCATGTGCGTATGCGTTGCCTTCATCTGTATCGCCTTCTACTTGCGCACTAAAATTATCTGCAAATTGTCCTAACAATTTATCAAATGCAGCATCAATTGCAGACTCTGTATTGAAGCCTCTTGTGCTGCCTGTAACTTGACCATTTGGTGCTATTTCTGTACTGCCGATATTTGTATTATTAGTTGGTCTCATTTGCGGTCTTGGACTCGATGATACATTACCAGGAATATAACCTGCTGGTATAACTAAATCTATTCCTGGTTGTAGTTTGTCACTATCTAACCCATTAACTTCGATGACGTCTTGAATAAAATCTTTCATTTTTTCTGCAGGCACTCTGAATCTTTGTGCAACTTGCGATACAGAATCTTCACCAGGTTGTGTTTTTATCATTGTATCTTTTGCTTCATAAAAAATGTCTTCAAAAGTTATTTCTTCTGGTTTTGTATTTTCACTAACTAAATTGTAAATGTATGGAAATACATCTTTTAATTCTTCATTAAATTGTTTTACGGTTAATTGGTCGATCCAATTAGCTGATATATCTTCTGGTACTTCTATGTCTTCAATTGGTACAAATTCTTCAAATGCTTGTTTGTAATGAGATTCCTTTTGAAGATTTTGTATAGACTTTTTAATTGTTGCAATTCTTTCATTAACAATATCCATATGTTCAGCAAGGCTTTCTGCCATTACACTGCTACGGCCCATATAAGTTTTGAACTTGCGGAGATTAGATAGTTCTTCACTTAAACCTGTAATGTGTTTACCAAAGTCGTCATAAGGATTGCCACCTTCGCTAACATGCATAGCTAAAGCTCTTGCACCACTAAGATGTTTGTAAGGATATTTAAATTTTTCACCTTGGTTATTTTCGATGTAAATAGAACCAATATTTTTTGTTCTACTTTCACTTTCTTCCATAGGTTTTGTATGTTTAATTGATAATTTTGCATTACCAATTTTTTGAAAACTTGTTTTATTACTGCCGTACATTTTAGACTCAGCCATAGTTTGATCTCCGCTACGATTTTTAGCTAGATAAGAATAATCACGTTTAGTTAGATTTGATTTATTAATATCTCTTACTTCGAAATTTAATAAACGTTTTTTTGCAAACATTCTAATATTTTTTAAAAAATTATACCAATCTTGTTTTTCACTTACTAGTGCATTTTCTGTAAAATTATTATTATACATAATTGTAACACCAGATTCTTCGTCAAGTGTTACACTTACTTTTCCTAAATCCTGCATTCCTGATTTAAAATCAAATTCATAAAATCTTGCTTGCTTAGGTTCATTGGTAATGTTACCATCAGCATCGCCGATTGACACGCTTGAATAACGTCCTCTAATTTCATTAAATAATTGTTCTGCTACGGTATTTAAATTTCTCATTGTATACTATTTATCAATAACTGCTACTTACGAAGATAGGCATGGGCATTTCATATTCTTCATCTGCTTCAATTTGGCTAAACGTATTATAAACCGTAGGATCCCAATCTTTCATAACGCTCATTATTCTTAATGTTAAAATTAAACTGCTAATTAAATCATCATGATGTCCTGGTTTTGCTTGAAAACTACTACCTGCTGCTATGTATGCTTTAAGTTCACTAATACAAGGCTTACTTTTTAATATTAGTTTATCATTTTCAATCATTGTTTTTAATCTAGCACAACTTGTAGTTTTACTTCCATGTGTAGTATTAAAACCTTTTCTAAATTTTCTTACATGACCTTTTCGTATTGGTTCACTAATGAATAATCCAGGAATGTTTTCTTCGCCAAAATCTTGTATTACAAGTAGTGCTGCTTCTCCTATACCATTGTTTTCAACGCTCCAATAAATATTAGAAGTAGTTTTTGTTTCTTCTGCAATATAACTACAAATATCTCGCAAAACCCTAATTTGTCCTGGAATAGCTGTAGTGTTATGTTGCCACTCAGCAACTTGTTCATATGTAGGCAGTTCTATCACTTGTATAGCAGCAAAATCTCCACCTGTTCCCATAGCAGGATCTAATCCTATAACATAAGATTTTTTTGCATCAGGTTTTTTGTACCATCGCACTTGACCCATATGCAATGTAGGTTCAATGCCTTCCATTGCAGCAAGTTTTATACTATTGATCAGTGTTTCATCAAAGATTAAAAATTCACAGCCATATTCTCTACGAAACATTTCTTCACCAATACGACCTATTTCATTAACTTTCCATTCGTCGTCACGGTCGGGGTGTTCACTCCAATGAGCTCTATAAGCGTGAAAACCATTTATACCAATTTCTTGTTCATTTCCATGCTCATCAAACTTTTGTTCAGCTTGTTTCCATATAACTGCAAATGTATCTTCGTCTGAGTTTGGTGTGCTTGTAATAATAGCTCTACCACCTGTTGCTAGTGTAGGCGAAATTGAAGTCCAAAATTCTTCAGCAATGTTTGGTTGCACAAACGCAAACTCGTCACAATATAGTAGCGAGATAGACAAACCACGTCCAGTAGTGCCTGTTGTTGTTTGACTGATAATACGTGACCCATTTTCAAACTCAATACTACCTTTATTATAACTAGTTACACCTGCTCTTATGTAATCAGGACATAGTTCATATACATAGCGTATACGCTGCATAATCTCCTGCGCACCTGTGTATTTGTGTGCTGCAATAAGAATAGTTTGATCTGGATTGAACATTGCATACCAACACAAATATATACTAGCACATGTAGTTTTACCTGTTTGTCTAGGCATCATATTAATATTAAATCTAAAATTATGATACGAATGCATCAACCTCAACTGATATTCGTAAGGATCAAACAAAAGTTTTCCTTTTACTGGATGCTGAATGTGTGCAAATCGTTTTGCAAAATACAAGTAACCTTCATCAGGATCCATACAATTCAATAGATCTTGAATTTGTGTTTCTGTATATGTTTCTTTCTGATTTGCTTTTTTTGTTAATACACCGTCTAAACTTTTACTCATGTTGTATTTAACCAAAAAAATAGCGCCCTAAGGCGCTATTGAGTTCTGGGGGGATGAATTAGTCCTTCTTTTTCTCTTTATCTTTGATGGCTTTTTTCATTGGCTCTTTTTTGTCACCGTCACCGTCAATATCAATATAATCTGGTTTTGCTTTCTTTTCTGAAAGAGCTTGTAACAATCTTGCCTTGATGCTTTCTTTGGTATTCATAGGATTGTCACCACCTGCTGTTGCTGGGTATGATCCTTTTTCTTTGTGCATGTCATTTCCTGCTGGAATACTAGCACTAACATCATTCATATATGTTTCATCTGGCTCTGTACTAGCATCTTGAAAATCACCGTCATAATCTTCTTCTTCGCCTATTACGTCACGACCGAAATAAACGTTTATTGCTCTTTTACCTAGTGGAGTGTGTTTTGCATAATAATTCATCCATTGTCCAAATTTAGGATCTTCGTCCATTTCATTGTTTAGATAATCTTTAAATTCTTCAGTGCTTTTTGCTCGCATTAGTAAATTTTTTATTATATTTAAATATGCTGGATTGTTTATTTTATCTTCGCCTTCTGCAACTGCTTCTTCTGGGGCCATTAATTTGATCATATCGCCCATGCCTGGCTCTTTTGGTTTTGCACCACAGCCGCCCATTGGTTGACTTGGACCGTGAATCTTTCCGCATATTGGGCAAGGTTTTGGACCTGGATTAATATCGTCTGGTTCAACTACTTTTGCACCCGGTGCTCCTGCTAGTTGCATCATACGTAGTATTTCTGCTACTTCACTTGCATCAGCACCATTAATGTTAATGCTTGCTTCGTCTAATTGTTTTTTGTCTGTCATAATTGACTCCTTTACCCCGCTCATGTCTACGTTATCAGCATCAGTTTGAAATCCTTTTAAATTTTCAATACCAGTTGGTTTGCCGTCGGCACCTATCTTTACTGGTCCACCGCCTGTATATTTTCCATTTTCTGGTTCGGCACCTACATAATAATATCTACTACCATCTGTAATTAGAATTTTATTTACTTGACGTCCATAACCTGGTGGTTGAGGATTTACAGCTCTCCACGGCTTTGTTGAACTTGGGGTTGTACTTTGTGGAGGAGAACTTGCTGCTGGTTCATCATTATTACCTGCATATTTTTCAATCATGCCTCTAGTTTCTGGACCAACAATACCATCAACCTTTGCACCTGAATTTTGTTGAAATGTTTTAACTGCTTTTTCTGTAGCAGGACCAAAAATACCATCAACTTCTGGACCTGTCATACCTAAGTTTATTTGTAGTTGCTTAACACCTTCGCCTCTACTGCCACGTTTCATAATTTGATTATAATCTGCACCCTGTGGTGCTGTTGCTGCTGCTGGTGCTGCTTTACCTGATTGTGCTTGATTTACAGCTTGTGCTGCTGCTTTTTTTGCTTTTTCTTTTTCTAGTCCCATACCAACTAGTGCGCCCAT